CCTCCTTATTTTGTTAAAGACTTTAAAATAGTTTTCTCAATTTTATAGCTTGCGTTATCAAATGCTCGCATAAATTCATAATCCATTTCGCCCAATTTATATTTCTTTAGTATTGAATCAAGGTTGATGTTTGCTAACTCGTCAATCCACCAATCTTTCATTACTTCTTTTAAATATTTCTTAACCTCCTTTCTTAATTTTATTTCCAATTCGTTTTCTAGCCTTTTTCTAAACTCTTTTTTATTCATACATCCCTCCTTAATTAATCAATAATGTAAATTGCCTTTTTCTTTTTAGGCACAAACCAATAGTCTTCAAAATAGACACGAACATCATTTACTTTTCCATCACCAACAATACCCGCATATTGTTTCGCTGCTTTATAATCATAATCAAAATACTCTTCCTTACCTTCTTTATTGATTGCAAATATGGTTCCCAAAATACCCATCCTGAATGCCAGCCTATGTTTCTTCGTTGGCTTCATTTGTTTTGCTTCAATCCCTAATATTGTTTCCATAACCCCTCCTTTATTTTGTTAACTTTTTATATCCTTCATAAACTAATTGAGATAATTTATAATGATCTGGACTTAATTGAGTGTCAGCCATAAACATTATCGTCTCTATTTCATCTTCTTCTAATTCTCTTATTGGGTTGTTAAGATTTATTGCTGGACCTTCTACAATTTCATCACCGTCAACATCATAAAAAAGTGCAGTGTGTCTATTCACATGGCCTAAATAAAAACCATAACCATAAAACCCCGTTAGATATAAATACTTTGCATATTTAGTTGTGAAGTGTTTCATAAATACCTCCTTATTTGGTTCCTAATAAAATAACGTTTTCTTTATTGACTATGTTTTGGACTTGATTGTATTTCATCGAGCAATATGATTTGGTATCCTCATACATATACCATTCACCGCATGCTGTAATTTTAAACTCCGTATTTGTATTCTGATCTAAATAAACTAAACTATTTCCTCTCTCCCTTCTTTCCTCTTTTACTTTTTCCTCTGCCTCAAGTTCCTCATTCATTCTCCATATGCTGTCAACTAATGTGAATGTGAAATAATTAATATGAACTTTTTTGCTTCCCTTCTTTATCTCAATACCAAATGCTGTTATGTTTATTATTTTAAATTTCCTTTTGCCTATGAGTATTATTTCTCCTACTCTTGGTTCTATAAATTCTTTCATTCCTTTTCACCTCCTTTAACTATAATGGTATATGGTTATATTTATTTAATTATATAATGATTATTTTGCTATTATATAAGGTATGGACCGGATTACAAAGTTTAATCCAAATAATGGAGTAATATTAGATATTTATAAGGTCGTAAACTGGGCATCAAAATAAGCGGTTGACAAATGGATTTCCCAGTAAGAATAAGTATTTATAAGGGTGATTCTTGAATGTAATAATATAGTAATAATAATGAGTTATAAGGGAAAAAGTTTTCTTGACAGGTGAAATTTGCCAGTAATTGCTGTTATTTAAAAGGGTGTTGTTTGATTCAACTTTACCAATAAATTCGGGGTGTTATATTTTGTATGTAAAACACTAATAATATTAATAAGATATACACCAAGAAAAATGGCTGAAAAATAACAGTAATATTAGGGGTTTAAAAAAAGGACTTGACGGATAAAGCATTGAAATTACTATGAAAATTTTTTGTATTTTTGGTCATAATTATAAATTATTCTGGATAGTTATAAAACACCTTACAAAAAATCGCAAATTTAAGAAACCCTTGTAATACAGTATTCATGGAGTGTTCGGACGGCGCCCTCGGAAACCTAGATGAACAAAGGCGTACAGAGGATTTTGTTGTAAAAAATGGGTGAAAATGTGGAATTTCCTTGACATTTGAATATTACAGTAATTCCAAAAGGATATACCCTCTTTTTTCTCTTGATTAATACACTGGGAAATCATATACTTTGGCGATTTTAAATAATGTAATTTGTATTAAGGAGGAAATTATGAAACAAGGCAAGACATTGACGGAACTAGCCGCAGAGGTTCAGCGCCAACAGGAAAGTAAACGTGATTTTATTGTTCCAATGCGGCAATTTGGAATGAATGGTTCAGGACAATTAAGGTTTGGTGAGGAGCAACCAGTTGAGTTCACCAAGCACGCACACAATCAATTGGCTACATTTTTAGATATCCCAGTTAAGTATTATGATAAGATGCGTCAAAGGGATGCAATACTATTACAAACCAATGTGAATGCGTGGCTCAATACACAACCAGACACTAAGAAGATGGTCCGTATGTTAGATGGGATGGGTAGGGCGTTTTTATCCTCTCGTTATAGGCGACTGGATTATGCTGATATGTTAGAGGCGGTATTACCCATCATGGCAAACACAGACATTGAGATTGTGTCCTCAGATGTTACAGAAAGGAAATTATATTTAAAGGCTGTGTTTCCAGATATTCAAGGGGAGGTTAAAAAGGGTGATGTTGTACAGTCTGGTATTGTGTTATCCAATAGTGAAATAGGATGTGGTGGCGTAAATGTACAACCCCTGTTATACCGGTTGGCATGTCTAAATGGTATGATAATGCAGGATAGCAGTATACGGAAATATCATATTGGAAAGAACTTTGGTGGTGCTGGTGTGGAGGAGCTCTTAACTTCCCAAACCAGAACAGCAAATGATATAGCATTTTGGATGTCTGTGAGGGACGTGGTTAAGGCTTCATTTAATGAAGTGCATTTTAAGACCCATTTAACCAAGTTACAGGAAGCCGCAGGGGTTGAAATTGAGAGTAAGAACGTGGAGAAGGTAGTAGAGGTGACAAATAAGAAGTTTGGAATAAGTGAGGAGAACGGGCATGGCGTGTTGTCTCATTTAATTAAGGGTGGCGATTTAACCAAATGGGGTCTATCAAATGCAGTCACAGCCACAGCCAATGATATAGAGGATTATGAAACAGCCACAGAGTTGGAGCGCATAGGCGGTGAGATAATTGATTTAGGCCCACACCAATGGAATAGTATCTCAATGGCAAGTTAAGGAGGTTTATGGGTATAATAGACAAATTGAGTGAGCGTATATTGAGAAAGAATGACACGTTATATTTGAATACGCCCTTTAAACGATTATGGTGGAAGGTGTTTGGGGATCATTTAATGAAATCGGCTCTGAGTAAGCATGGGATGAGAGACCATTATCCAGAGTTTGAGCATATGATACATGATCTGGTTAGAGAGCATACATTGGGCGAAAAGAAATAGTGGGCAAGGAAGACGTCCATCCTTAATACATTTTAGTCATCCGTGACTATTCCTTGCCCATATAATGAAAGGAGAATCATCCGATGATGCTTTCATTATAACCTAAAACATGCCCTTTAAAAACAGTAGTTGTCAACTATTGAATATTTAATCCTTTTTTCTTTTTTAAAAAATAACCTTGCCTTTCCTTATATAATGATATACATTTTTCCATAGATAATAACTATTGAGGTATTTATGGAAGAGGATAATAAACCACGTAAAACTGTCTCAACCACGTTTAATATGCGTACAGACCTTCGCTCAAAGGCTAAAGTTTATATCGCTATGATGAATCAAAAGATTGAAGAAAAAGAACTTGACGCCGAAAAGGTAAACATGGGTATTCTTTTAAATAAAGCAGTAGAACAATATCTAAATGAAATAGAAATAAATTAGGGCTTAAATGGATCAACCAGCACCAGATATTACAAACGCATTGCAGCAACGTGACCAATTGGAGCGTGATTATGCTAAAACGGTTCTATCTGTTTCAGAGGAATATGGGCGACAAATCATAGGAAACAAAAGACGGATAGATATTTTAGCAACAAAATTACTAAGATACAGACTTGAAGACTTCCATAAACAAATGCTTCAATTCCAAAATGATAATAAGAAATGTTTAATTCTTGCTCCCAGAGGTAGTGGCAAGTCTACTATTTTAACCGTAGTGCGTTCCATATTTGAACTACTGGTTGATAACAATTTAAGAATTCTTATTGTTTCCAATACACAATTGCAAGCAGAGGTATTTCTTAGGGAAATTAAAAATCATTTTGAATCCAATGAGAAATTCATTGAGGCGTTTGGAAAGTTAAAAGGAGAGAAATGGGATAACAAAGAGATTGATATTATAACAAAACAATCATTTGCGAAGGAATCCAATATATCCTGTGTTGGTGTTGGTGGCGCAGTTGTTGGGCGACATTATGATTTCATTATAGCTGATGATATTGTAGACGAAGAGAACTCAAGAACCGAGCTCCAAAGAGAAAGATTAAGGACATGGTTTTATAAAGTATTGGATCCCACTTTGGTTGCAGACGGCAAGATATGTATTGTTGGGACGCGTTATTATCCAAATGACTTATATGGTCATATTCTTAAAAGTGATCCTGAGTTTAAATATATTGTACTACCTGCAATCCTCCCAAGTGGTAACTCATTATGGCCGGATGAGATGCCCATAGATTGGTTAGATAATAAAAAGAAGGCAATGGGACTAGCCATCTTCAACACACAATATATGAATGATGTTGAAGCAATGGAAGGAAAGATCTTCAAATATGAAGATTGTCAATTTTATGATACATTGCCTGAGCAATTAAGAATCTTCCAAGGGGTTGACCTAGCCATATCACAACAAAGTACATCTGACTACTTTGTTATTGTTACTATTGGGAAGGATCAATATAATAACGTGTTTGTGATAGACGTGTTTCAGAGCCGTCTATCTTTCTTGCAACAAACTAATATGATTGCAAGAAAGTTTCGTCAATACCAACCCATTAGGGTTTTTATTGAGTCAAATGCTTATCAGGCAGCACAGACACAGATAGTACAGGCAGCAACTGAGGTTCGTGCCCTACCTATTATAAACACAAAGGATAAAGTCACAAGGGCATGGCATTTAGCACACAAATTTGAAAGCGGTCAAGTATTCTTTCCGAGGTGGGGTTGTCAGGATTTAATAGACCAACTTATTTCCTTTCCTGATGTAGACCATGATGATATGTTTGATGCCTTTGAGATAGCTGTTAATGGGGCAGGAAAGAGAATACGTAAACAGAGGAAGGAATTCGGTGTTATATAACTTGACCAATATGTATTGTGTGCTACCATGTTTTGGTATAATATTAAAATATATCCTTATGTAATGAGGTCATTATATGGAACGAAAGGCAATACCGGCTACAAATACTGTAACAAAAGTACAGAAAAAATTATCATCATCTGACTCGAATAAACGAGCATTGCGCTCTATAGTTTTAAAGGCATTAGATGAAGAGGGTTCCAAAGCAATATTAGATGATGTTTTATTTAAAGACGTAAAGGGCACAATTGAACCACCCTATCATATGTTAACTCTTTGTATGTTAAGAGAAAATTCAACAGAGTTAGGTCAATGCGTTGATGCAATGATGACAAATATTGATGGGTTTGGGTATCGTTTGGTTGAGGTATTTAAGACAGATGAGGAAAAAGAAAAGTATAAAGATGAGATACTAAAAGAGAAGGCTGAACTCAGAGCATTTTTGGATAACATAAATTTCTCCGATGATATAACCTCCCTTAGAATAGAAACAAGAAAAGATATCGAGGAATGTGGAAACGCATATTGGGAATTTATTCCTTATAAAAATAAATCAGGTATTAGTGCGGTTAAAAGAATTGAAGCACACACTGTTCGTTTGATGCCTATTGATTGCGAACCCCAGAACATAAATATGTATTATTTTAATATGTATACAAAACAGATTGAAAGTAAACCAATTGCTCACCGCTTTAGAAAATTTATACAAAGGGTTGGTTCGCAAACTGTTTATTTTAAAGAGTGGGGGGATCCCAGAAATATTAATTGTGAAACCGGAAAGGAAATTAAACCAGAGGAACTAGACAAGGCTAAAAAAGAAGGTAAGGTTGCACACGCTCTTTATCATTTTAAAATTAAATCCAATAGAACACCTTATGGTATTCCAAGATATATTGGAAACCTTTTTTCATTATATGGTTCAAGGGGTGCAGAAGAGATAAATTTCATTACATTCCAAAACAATAATATTCCCAGCATGATGGTATTAGTTTCAAATGGTCAATTGACACAGGCATCAATTGATCGTACACAAGAATTCATTGAGACAAAAATTAAGGGTAGCAATAATAGATCATCTTTTTTAATTCTTGAGGCAGAACCAGCAGATGAGGCACAGATTAATCCTGGCACAATGAAGATGGAAATAAAAGATTTATCCAGCGCACAAAAGGAAGATCAATTATTTCAAAATTATGATAAGAATAACTCTGAGAAAATAAGACGTTGTTTTAGATTGCCTCCGATATTTGTTGGCAAATCAGAGGACTATAATAGAGCAACAGCACAAGAGTCAAGAAAGTTAGCAGACGAGCAAGTCTTTTCTCCTCTACGACAAGACTTTGATAAGACAATGAATCGTATTCTGGTTACAGAATTTAAGATGAAATATCATTGTTTTAAATCTAATTCTGCCAATGTAACCAACGATGAGGATTTAGTTAAGATACTTTCCAGTGCTGAAAAAACTGGTGGTGTTACACCTAATCTTGCTCGTGGTATTCTCTCTGATATTCTTAATATTGAACTACCTCTTTATAACGAAGAGAAGATTGATTTTGATCCCAACATACCAATGTCATTAACTATTGTGGAGCGTGCCAAGAAGGTTGCGGGCAATCAACAAACGGGAGCAATTGCGCCAACCCAAGGTCAAATACCTCTCAATTCATCAAATGACGTTGAGGTATTACATATCTTAAAGAATGCCCTTTCAGAAGAAATTTACAATGACATATTTAAGGACGTTGAATAAGTATGGAATCATTTCAAATTTTAAAGAATATTACCTTTAAACTCAATGAATTGGAAGATGTAGTTGTCACTAAGGCATCCACCTTAGATGTATTTCAATTATATTTATTAGATGAATGGGCTAAGTTAGCGAAACCATTAATCAAACAGTCTGTTAAAGTACCACACACAGAGAAGGCTAT